CCTGATAACATTACTTCTTCTTCGAATGCACGATCTGAAGTTTCTGTATCAAAAATTTCTGCATGTTGAGCGTCATATCGCCCATACTCCAAGCCGAACAGAGCGTTCAAACCTGGCTCTAACTCTTTAACGAGTTGACTTCTAGATATAGCCATAGTTTAACCTCCTATATACCTGTAGTATCTCTAAACTGATGCTTATTAATTCTAACAAGAATGTTAGCGTTAGCAGCAGTATAGTCACTATTGTCCACATCAGTTGATAATGCGACAACAGCGAAGTTAGATGCACTGCTAGTTGCAAATGTATCACCATCAATAACAACGTTAGAAATACCTGATGTTGTATCTCCTACGCTATATGAAGCGATGTTACATGTTGAACCAACCTGTGCTACTCCAGCGTTTGCGTCATCTACTTTGACTTCAAACACCACATCTGGATCTGTGATTACGTTAGCAACGATATCACTTGCTACAATGGCGCCTGGATAGTGGTTTGAAAAAGTTGGTTTAGACGTTGTTGGGTCTGTAAAAAAGCAACCATTAAAAATACCAATAAGTTCAGCACCAGCAGAAGATCCACGAGAAATTGATCCGTTTGCATTTAATACAACTGGATCACCTTGAAATATTGAATTGGTCTCGTTACTTGCAATTGTCAGCTCTTGTTGGCCTTGACCATTATAAGCTGCACCAAGCATTTGAACGGGACGAAATCCAAAGTTTCCTTGTTGATTTGCCATAGTTCATCTCCTTTGTATTTAAGTATCTTAGGATGGTTTCTTATTGCCACCACCAAAAGATACACGACTTTGCCTATCATTATTCATAGGCATACTAGGATGTTGCTCCCTCAAAGGATCTGTTTCCCAAGCTTCTGTCTGTTGATCAGTTAGTCGCTTGTA